TCAGATTCCCTGGTGAGTAAGAATTTTACTTTCTGAACTCCTCTGAGAGTATTGACTTGGAGAAACACCAAAATAACGTCTAAATACATAAGTAAAGTATGAGACACTGGCATAACCACAGACCTTAGCTACTTTACTAATAGGATAACAACGAGTGCTGAGTAAATATTCAGCCATTTGCATCCTCTCATCAAGTATGATCTTACTGAATGATACCCCCTCTTCTTTCAATTTCCTCTTTAGTAAACTTTCGCTGAGATATAATCTTGATGATATATCCTTAAGACGCCATGGTGCAGATAAATCCGTATGAATAATCGTTTTAACTTTAGCCCCTGTGCTTTTCAAACATCCAAACAGAAATACTCCAAATTGTTTTTCAGAAGAAAATGCAGAGAGACATGTAAAAGCAATAGACTCATCAAAAATTTCTATGTATTCAGCACAGTGATTAGCCCAACTAATTAATCCTTTAATTAAACTGAAGTCAGCAAAGTTTATTTTTAAATAAGATGGATATTCCCTACAATCAGAAATATCCCTTAAGTTATTAGCTTTCAAATAGCGACTAATAAACTCAGCGCCAAAATCCGCCACTATCACTCTTTCAGGATATGTCAGGAAAAAATCTCTAGAGCTAGAGTCGACAAGTACAGATGAACCTCTCTCCAGAAACACACTCTCTTTTCCGAAATAAACATCAAAGGACTCCAAAATCAATATAACTGAACATGTAGTTGCCATATCATCCACCCAATTTAACTGAAACCAGGATGAAGTATATGTATATAAAGTTCACTTTGCCAAACTTCAGTATAAAAAACCACTAAAAATAGGGTGTGATAAAAAATACCGTAACAATAAAGCAAAGGATTATAAATTCCGTTACAGTTACAAATGATACTCAAGAAACAATTCCTTAGGAAAAACTTATTTACAGCCAATAAGTAAGACACTTATATGATATCAAGTTTTCATAAAACATAACTAGGCTAAATAGCTGCGCCTAATACCGCTACACTTTTGCCAGCCCATGTTTGCCTCCGGGTATTGACCCCTTCTCTACGCAACTTCAGTTCCCACCACCAACTTTGCGGCAGCTTTGTAGGATCAATGTCTAAAAGAATAATGGTGACCGATAAGAAAACGACTGAATAACTGCAGATTTTCGCTCAAAACCTTCCTGTCAGATCCATAGCGAATCAAGTGCTGAATGTCACAGTATCGAACAGAAAACAGTGACGATCTAACCCTTCAAGAATATTCTACGATTGTTCTGTTTAGGAAAAGCAAGACGGGAAGTCGGGAGATAAGTCATTGATAAAGTGGCGGAGAGAGGGGGATTTGAACCCCCGGTAGAGTTGCCCCTACTCCGGTTTTCGAGACCGACCCGATCATCAAACGAAACATAAAATTAGCTCACATTATGAGGAAAGGTATCTTTTTGCGCTATGTAAATTCAAAGGGTTAGCCTCATTTTCCCGATGGCTTTCTCAACACTACTAGTTGTGAGCCCTTGCAATGTTCATTAATATACGTCTCACAAATAATTCACAGATATTGCAAAATGGATATTACTGAGTTTCCTTCTGGAGTAATTGAACACCTTGGCTGGTATGTATACCGATTGATTGATCCTAGGGACGGAAGCACCTTCTATGTAGGGAAAGGCAAAGGTAACCGCGTATTTGCCCATATGCGCGGTGAAGTGGCAGCGGCTGATGATGACGACTTACTGAGCAACAAGCTAAAGCAAATCAGAGAAATAAGATTAGCGGGACTTGAAGTTATCCATGTCATCCATCGACATGGAATGACTGATGAAAAGACGGCGTACGAAGTTGAAGCAGCACTTATTGATGCCTACCCTGGGTTAACGAATATCATGAATGGTGCTGGCAGCAATGAATTCGGCGCCGCGCATGTCAAAGAGTTGATAGCAACATATCAACCCGAAACCATAACATTTCATCATAAAGCATTAATGATTTCCGTTAACAGAAGTGCAAAGGATTCAGAGCTTTATGATGCGGTTCGATTTAGCTGGCGCATTAATGTCTCTCGCGCCAGCCAAGCAGAAGTCATTCTTGCGACTGTAAGGGGGATCGTTCGAGGGGTTTTCATTGCTGATAAATGGCTCAAATCAACACGTGAAAATTTCCCTACGATGAAATACTGGGACGAGGATCCGGACTTTGAGGCAACACAAAGTTCTCGCTATGGTTTTGAAGGTCGAGAAGCCCCACCTGAAATAGCAAATCTTTATCTTGGAAAAAAAATACCAGATGAATTAAGAAAAAAAGGAGCTATGTCCCCGGTCCGTTACTCACCTAATTTTTGAGTCTTTAAGTGATAAGCATAAACCGCAGCACGATCTTCTTGCATACGACGTGCTACGGTTTCATTTATCTCCGACCGGAAACTTCTTATACAAAGTCGATACGCCAACATCATAGATGATCGCCACCTTCTGGCGAGGAACGCCTGATGCAATTAATCGCCCGGCCTGCGCCCATTGTTCTGGTGTAAGTTTGGGACGACGTCCCCCAATTCGTCCCTGTGCGCGAGCAGCTTCCAGTCCTGCTTTTGTTCGTTCAACAATCAGTTCACGTTCCATTTCAGCCAGGGCACCCATCACATGGAAGAAAAAGCGTCCCATTGGTGTGCTGGTATCAATTGAATCAGTCAGACTACGAAAGTTGATGCCTCGTTCGCGCAACTCCTCCACCAGCACGACAAGATGCCGCATACTGCGCCCCAGCCGATCCAGCTTCCAGACAACCAGTGTGTCGCCTGCCGATAATGTCCTGAGCAGTTTTTTCAGCCCCGGCCTTTCGGACTTTGTACCGCTTATCTTGTCTTCAAAAATCAGCTCGCATCCTGCACAGTTCAGCGCATTACGTTGTAGATCTGTGTTCTGGTCATTTGTTGACACACGTACATAGCCAATAAGCATGGTAGATCTCCCTGACAAAAGCAGGAATGATGCCATTTGCTCGTTATTTCTGCATTTTCATAAACGTTGGTTTTGGAGAAGGTGCTAACTGGGTTATGTTACCTGGAGGAATGATAATTCAGCGTGTTTATCTTGGATTTCCTGTTGGCACCAATGCAAGACACATAACTTTCCCCCGGTCGTTTACAACAACGAACTATTCCATCTCAATTAACTGGAATGATATCGGTACTGTAACAACTGAAACACTATCGCCAGCAAATGTGGCGGTTGTTCATCAAACAAAATCATTAACAGGGGCCAGCATCTGGCAGGCAGGTCCCGGGGGATTTAATGTGGACATTATAGCGGTGGGGTATTGATATGTACGTATGGAGCGCTAAAGCAAATGGCTTTTTCCCCATATCGGAGAAAGAAAAATTTGAGGCATCAGGTCTGTGGCCTGATGATGGTTTAATAGTCAGTGAGGAAGAACATAAAAAGTTATTTATGGATATTCCACCAGGAAAACAGATTGGAACACTGAATGGAAAACCAGCACTGATAGATATTCCTCAGCCGACCAAAAAGGAATTAATAGCTATTGCTGAAGTTAAAAAATCCCAATTACGGGAAAAAGCTGACAGTGAAATATCCTGGCATCAGGATGCTGTTGATGCTGATATCGCAACTGATGAAGAAGCTACAGCTCTCACCCAATGGAAGAAATACCGTGTGCTGCTGATGCGTGTTGATACGTCAACAGCACCCGATATTGAATGGCCTACGCCTCCGGCAGTTCAGGCCAGATGACATCCGGCGCGGTGCTGGTATCTGTTGCCGTCACCGCGTCAATGTAATCCAGCACGGCGTTAAGTCGGGTTGTTTCTGCCTGAGTCAGTTTCCGTCCGGCCTGTAATTTCAGCTGAATCAGACTAATGGAAGCCATTGCTGCATCAATCAGTGACTGGCGCTGTGCTTCTGCTGCTTCTACTGCGGCGTTATGCTGTGCCTCAGTATCTGTCACCCATTTCTCACCATCCCATTTATCATATGTCGTTAACGGTGAAAGCGTGACATAACCGTTTTTGATGGCACCGATATAATCCACTGTAACAGCTGCGCCATTTTCTGTTGAGTAAACAGTCTCATTGCGATGGTCTTCTTCATGGCTCCATCCCTTACCCGTAAATACTGCCACTTTCCCCGGAATGTTTTCGCCCGGGTCAATACCAGTGGAACAGGCGGGCATACTTACGCCAGTATTAATATATTCATCAGACCAGCCCGTATACTCAGATGTTTCAGCATCATAATAAAAACAACGCATATCGCCCGGCACTGTAGCCAGCCCATTTTTATCAAAAACAGGTTTCATTATTTAGCCCTCACCAGAAAGTTAAATGCAATATTTCGCGGTCTGACAGCAACAAAATTCACACCATCACCCACAGAGTTACTGGTGAAATTAAATCGTGAAAATCCTGGCTGATTTCCGGCAATGCCATCATGAAAGTTAATTGCGTGTCCCGCACCTCCGCCTATATTCCCGGCAAACTGAGAAAAGTTTGTAGCTTCCTGCCAGCTTAATAATTCGCGACCACCATCTGCACCTCGCCCGTCATCCCAGATACGAATGAAATCACCGCGGGCTTCAGGTAATACCAGCGAAGGAAACACTTTCGCCAGCACAGGGTAATCAGAGGCAGAAAATTTCGCCCCGTTGAACTTCAAAAACACCATACCGGACCAGCTGTCGATTACAGTATTTGGCATTGCCGCGGAGGGCCAGAAGAACGGAACGCCAATAGCTGGGGCACCTTCTCCCAAACCAAGGTTTTCGAGAGCCGTTTTCACTGTGCCGTCCGATTTGATATCGCCAAACGGATTTTTGCGGCTCAGGTATTCAACAGCAAACCCCGATCCAAGCAATTCAACAAAACCGGGCAGATCACCATTATCAAGCACATCCCGTTGCGTTTTGTCACTTACAAACTGGGCCAAAGCTGCAGCAATAAAGCTGGCCTGTCGAATGGCTTTGTTCACCTGCGCACTGGATGCTTTCCCTGCTGTAAATCCGGATAAAAGCGCAGGCAACGCTTCCCATTCCTCCTGCGACATAACATTGGCATTTCGATCAGTTGCAAACGCTTTAAAGTCATTTTTCGCCATCAGAGTAATACTCCCCATGCTCCTACATCAAAACCACTGATGAATTCGTTATCCATATCAAAACCAAAAAATTTTGAGCCTTCCGATGGGGTTTCCACCGAAGGAGTTTCAATGCCCCCCGCCCATACCCCGGCGGCTTTTACTGTGAGATACCCCTGTTTAATTGCCGCAATTAACTCACGCGATACATCTGAAATATCAGTATCAGGAAAGACCCAGACCGATATCGTCATGTCCTGGTTATCGACTATCTGCATTCGCAGCCCGGATCCTGCTGTTGCCGCGTCAAGAATTGCCGGAAGCGAATCATTACGTCCGTCCCAGTTATTAATCGCAATCTTCGCTTTAAGAATGACACGATAAGTTTCATCGCTGAGATACATGTATCCGGAATCAGGATCATATGGCCCCTGCCATACCCCCTGATCATATCCAAGCCCGTCGGTATCCCAACTGAAATAGACACCTGAGATAGGCTGGCTGACAACACGGCTACGTCCGATCCACAATCCCAGAATGTCAAGTTGCACACCAACCGCAGAGTCAATATCAAATGCAGTAATCAGCCCTCTGGTGGCAGCCGCAACATCAATAAGCGGCCTGGTCATCAGATCAACATGTGAAAGAAATTTAGGTTTGGTGGCGTGGTAGTTTGTGATTAGTTCGGTGTATTTGCTCATGACTCCACCGTTATAACGATATTTTCCGGGGTACAGGACGCAGATTCGTTATATCTGATATCAATGTTTGATGACGACAAAGCCCCCGGGGATTTCCCAATCGTCAGTTCCTGAATATCGTAATAGCGTGCATTCCCGCCACTCACCACGCCAAGATTCGCCGGTGAGTAAATGCGACTTAAAAGGACCGAATCACCGATCGTAAGACTATTGATATAGTCGGAAATAGCCTGCTGGATCTGCTGCCCTATCTGTGAGGTATAACCCGTAAAAACTTTTAATTTAATCCGGGCATAAACAGGCACATCACTGGAACGCGAGAATTTGATTACATGGGGATTGCCGTATTTATCCGGAACCGTAACGGATGTTGTACCGTGAGTGGCTGTCCCCTGGCCTTTATTCCCTCTGATGGCCTGAGCAATATCCGTCACATCACCGCCATCCACAATTACAGCAACAGAGTGTGGCGGTAACCCATTACCGTCCTCCGAACCAGTATCGTTTTCATAGAGTTTGTGGCGGGTTACACCGGTAACATTAGAAACAGCACCATCCAGTGCTTCAAATGGGGTTATTGATGGCAACGCAACACTTTGCGACTGGCGGATACGTAACTCCGCATCAGTTTCTGCCGGAGTGCCCACAGTGGCTGCAGCAGGATTGGTTACCGAAACCCAGCCACGGGTTGGCGTATTAATTTCAGTGATAGTTCCAGCCAGCGCCGCCACTGCGCCACTGACGGAACATGTTGCGGTCACCATCACTGTACCATTCACGCCTACCACCACTGAAGCAGGCAAACGCCATATCACATTATTACTGTCTTTCACGCTGCCATTAATGATGGTTGTTCCGGCAGTTCCTGTAAGAAGCAAATCAACCGTAGAGTTCGTCGCGCCTTTACGTGAAATACCATTTATTTTCACGTTACTGGTCAGTGCAGCCCCATAGCCGGTTGCCGGTGAAAAACAGTTGTAGACAGTTATCGCCGTATTATTGGCATCATGAATCGCCAGCGCCATCAGAGCCACCATCTGGCCGTCTTTGCTGTCCGGTTCGAGGTAGGCATCACTGCCATAAATCTGCTGAAAATAGCTAATCAGGGTGCTGAGTATCGTCTGATAATCAGGCGCACTGATCCCCTCCGCGGTTACCTTTGCAGATAAACCGAGAGAATCAAGGTTCAGAGCCATTACGCCTCCGATGTAACAGTCGTTATTCCATAAAGAGTGTCGATTTCAGCGGAAAACATGACACGTCGGGTCGTGGTATCCACCGTCGTATTGAAAGAGAGGATTGATTTAACGCCCTGCGTTTCGAGGATGCGCTTACGGATCGCCAGGTTGTAGGTTTCCGGCTTCTGCTTACCGAGTACGAACTGGATCCACGGAGTCCCCTCGGTGGTGTCGAGAAACCATTGCCCATACCACAATTCGAATCGCGTTTTTACCGCCTGCGCCACGGCCTCCGGTGAGTTAATCAGCCAGGTGTCATCACCGCTGCCAAAGGTGTAATCGCCATCGGCGTCTTCACGTCTGTATCGCATCAGTTTACTCCGTCGGTATTGCTTCCACCGCGCTGAACACCACCATGAGTGTGCGTATCATCGATTGGCTTGCCGTTAGCCTTCACGCTACCCAAAAACTCAACAGCACCAGTGATTTTTGAAGCCACACCAGAAACAACAGACCCCACCATGCCTCCCATCCAGGTTAACAGGCCATGAATGGTTACTTTCTCAGAAAAATCAGCCAGAGGGGCAACCACATCAAGGCCCCCCGGAGCGACAATTTTAATTTTCCTGGTATCAGGATTAAGCTCAAAATAGGTGCTGCCGTCATCACTACGCAACTGTGTGGCACTGGTATTAATACCGCTAATCTTCCTTGCCTGCGACTGGGGACCGACAATACAAAACGCATCCGATAAATCATGCATTCTGTCATCGACCGGCTCCTGTATCCCGCCACTCTGCCACCAGAAATCAATACAACGATCGGCAAAAATCACCAAACATTCATCACCGGCTTTAACTGGAAACGTTAGCGTACAGCTTCCGCCACGCGGGAATACCACTGGCACATCCACCAGCAATGGGTAATTTTTGGTAATGCGGTTGCCGTCGTTATCAATTTCAACGTAACGGATAGCAGGCTGTACAACCGCCGTCACCGCATCAGGAGCGAATGACTGAACAATGCCAGGCAAGGCGACACGGATCTGGTTCTTTGTTGTTTCCTGTTCGGATTTAAATGTTTCGGCAAGGTCGCCGCTGCGGGTCTGGTCAGATACTGCCATTTAGTAGGCTCCAGAAAGCAAAAAACCCGCCAAGTGGCGGGTTTGAATTTTGAGAAATTTCAGCTTATGCAGTTAACGAGTCATCACCAATCTTCAGTAATTGATTAACGATTGCATCGACCTCTTCCGCATCCAGAATTACACTTCTCGCGGTAATCCGGTTGATTTTCCGCTCAAGCTTGTAATCAGAATTAACACGTTGGGCATGCGTCATTTTCAGTTTAACGCCGATTTTCTTTACTGCGTTAACATCAACATCGTTAAGTGCAGCTGCCTCACCACTACAAAAGGCCGTATAGACTCGCATGTGAACTCCACCTTTTAGTTTTTCACCATCTTGTGTAGCGGTCGGTACCAGATTGTTGGTGATCCGTAAGGCGGAATGGTACATACCATAGTATGCTCGGCTAATAGCATTTCTCGTCCACATCTCACCGTTTAGAGCCAGGGAATGCTTAGCCAATTCAAGAAAACAGGTATGCTCAACCGACATTAGAGTTCCCCGGCTTCAAAGCATCCGACGCATTCTGAATCCGCAAGCCCCGCAATAATAATCTCATCAGCCAAGGCATTATTCATCTGCGAAAGAAGCACTGGATCGTCTGTTTTGACTTCAACGAACAGCGTATCAAGTTCTGACATTACATAAAAAGCATGAGCGCCAGCAAGACGAGCGCGGTACTTTTCTGCAACGTTCATCATGAGCCGCCCAATAGTTTTTAGCTCCTGAGCATGATCTTTTTGGGTATGCAGATAATTGAGCGTGTCATACCATTTGCCCATATCTTCAGGGCGCGGTACTTCCATTGCAGTTAGCATCGGCATCACCTTTTCAAGCAAATCGATATCAACCCAGTATGCAGAAATTGTAGCAACCTCAGCCAATATCGTTGGATTAAGTGAATCAGATGCTTTCTGAATCATCACATACTGGCGAGCATGCAAACCTAAGTTACGCAGCGCAATCGTATAGTTACAAAAAGAAACTGGATCGTTAGGCGCTATTCTCAACCCCCGCTCACAGAGTGAACATCCTTCATCTATTTCACCAAGAACAAGCTTAGCTAAGCCTTCAATTGATAGCCCCTGATAACGTTCAGGTAGTTTCTTCGCTTCACGAATGATTCGATGGATTTCAAACTCACTCAGAAGGTTTTCACCCTTAGTTAATGAAGGAGTCAGAAGATCTAACAGTTCTCCTGATTTTGGCTGCGCTAAACTCATGTTTTAGTTATTCCTGGCTTTAATGAAGTAGCATATCGATGGCAATCCACCATCAAAAAGTCAGTGCAGTGTAATCGCTCGTCTCAAAAAACAACAGTTTTTAGAGCACATTTTGTTGTTTTTCAGGCGTTACGAATTTCAGGTTACCTTCACCCAGCCACTTTTTTACAAGGGAAAGATCCGATGATTTTCGGCGCATCCATGCTGTTCTGCAGAAGCTGGACATTCAGGAATCGCGTTTCGGTACCAGGGCGACGAATGTATTCAAAGCCGTAGTTGTTACCGTCTTTGGCAGGCATAAGCCCCATGTCTACTTTCAAACCATTGGTACCCAGTTCGGTGATTTTTTGAGAGGTAACTCTTTCACCGTTGATAGTCGATAACTCGCCCTGGTTTGCAACCATAGTGTAGCCACCGCATTTAACCGTGAAGCCATCCGCCCACGCGCTGCACGCAGAAAAGACAGCTAACAGAAAAATAATACCCCTCATTGCTCATCCCCTTTGCAAAGCCGATCGCGTATACAGATCCGCCGCGCCACGCGCTTCGCACATCATATCCATGTACCACGCCTGGCCCCTTGTGTCGCCAGTGTACATAATCCCGCGCACAATATAAACGCCATCCGTTGCGATGCTGGCAGGCTGCGATGTGGTGCCGCTTAGCGTGATATTTCCATCCGTGTTCTGGTCGGTGATCTGACCACCAGCCATCGCAATATCGTTGTTCGACAAGGCAGTACGATACACGGAAGCCTGATCCAGCAGAATAAGTCCGTTAACCCGGATGTTCGGATTAATAAGCGCGCGGACGTTTACGCCGTTACCGATAGTCTGCTGCGGCATGCCAATAAGCCCGGTAGCGCTGTTGAGCACAATCGCTTCATGAACATATTCGTTATTCGCCACCATCTGGCGCTGACCGTCCACGAATTGCCATGTTGCGCCACATTGCCCGGCTACGTTATCCATTAGATGCCGCGTCATGCCAAAGAGTACCCGCCCCCGGGGGAATACAGTAGCAGGCATTTCAGGCGTCAGGCCTTCGGTCACACCTTTGGCTTCGAAGTCTTTCATCAGCGCACGGTTCACATCAGCGACCGTGTAACCGGCAGCCAGCGTCTGTGAGGTTATACTGGTGGCAAAAGCCAGATCAGTATCTGCTGCCTGAATCAGGACGTAGGAATCAACCGGACTGTCTTTTCCTGTGACCGAGTAGCGAATTTCACCGCTGAAAATCAGTCCGTAGTTGCGACCATCACTCTGGCCCACGTCCGCCGCGTCAACTTCCCGCACTGTCCCGACGTCGCTTGCCGACCCCTCCGGCGCGATACCGTCGTAACCCGCAATCAGACGCACTTTCGAAAACTCCTGCCCGGTAATTCGGTTCACAGTATCTGCCGAGAGGTTATAAATTTTGATAGTCCCTACCCGGGACGCGCTGCTGATGTTGAACCAGTCGATCGTAAAGGTGACTTTGAAATCACTTAGCTCAATTCCCTGACCGTTCCCGTCCACAAGCTGCAGCTCGAAATGTCTCATCCAGTTCTGTGACATGCTTACTCCGTTGATACCAGTAAATGGCTGCGACCGCCCAGGTCAGTTTTTGTGGGGTAATCCTGTGTGTTGTCATCACAGACCACCACCAGCTTAAAACCAAGCCCCATACAGGCGTACTGCGCCAGCAGGTCAGCACCAGTGACAAGAGGAATACCGGAGATTACCGGCTCCCCTCTGTCGTTCTGCAGGTCCATAATCCAGTACAGATCGCGCCATATGATGCTAATCCGCCAGGTGACACCCCCCAGGACGATGCTGAACTGCTGGTTGTCCGCTGTCAGCGGAATTTCCTGAATTGTCATTAGCCGCCCCCCAGTAATGACGCCACGTTACCCGTGATGCTTTTCAGCAGTGAAGTATCTGGAGGCTTTGTGGTTTTGTTGCCGCTGTTCTGTACCGCCGACGTGCTGGCCCCTTCCTTCATGTTGGTTTTATCCGCGACGGTAATCTGCTGTGTCCGGGAGATAATGACCTCCCTCAGGGTGAGGACGGCGGACAGGACGTTTTCGGTTGTCTTGTCCGTCGTCACTTCCAACGCCCGGATCAACATGTTGCTGTACAGTCGTTTACCGGTTACCACATCGAAGGGGATACGGCTTTCCTGCAGATCCAGTAGCTCCTGATACGTCTGCTGAGGACTCAGGCCGAGCAGGCTGGTAGCCGTCAGATTACTGGCAAAATCCAGCAATGCGCCGCCACCGGCGAAACCAACCTCCATCACCACTTCTGACGGTTTTTTATAGGCATGATCAGCGACAGCGGCCCCAACCTCTACCGGATGCTCTGTTATTTCAAGCATATCTGTATGCTTCTCTGAAATAACAACACTGGGAACAATCATTCCTATTTTTCTGCTCTGCTGATGAAAAAGTGTAGAGAGAATATCCACTAACCCACCCTCACCTGATTACTTCGCATGACCTGAGCATTTGCAGACTGTTGCCGACGTGCAACCTCATTACCGACAGCGTGCGGATCTCCGCCACCGTAAATGTGGTAAGTATTTTGCTGGTTAACCTCTGTCATTTTGCCACTAATTCCCGCCACGGCAGCCTTATTAATCAGCTCTCGAGAATAGATATTTCTTCCATTTTCATGCTGGATAATGCTGCTCATCAATGCTGACATGGTTTGCGGATCGCTCATATTCAGGGCAGCCCGGGGATCCACTCCCAGTCGTTGCGATACAGCCCTGATATACGCAGTTGTGTTGTTATTATCAGACGCAGGTGCCCAGGTAGAGATAATTTTCTCCACACTGTTTATTCCCCGTCCGGCGTACAGCATTAACTGACGAGCAAGAGCCCGTAATCCATCAAAGGCAGTTTCAAATCTGGCAAATCGCCCGCCCGGGCGTTCAAGAGAAGCCCCTGCCTGACCAGCAAAATTAAGGTTTCCCGGATTGTTATTCCGTTCTCCTCGTTTCGTAGCCTGTGCATGTTGTTCCGGCTCATCATCACCAAACCAGCCGCGTACCGTCCGGCCCACGCTGCGGGGATCGAATCCCCAGTGCTCTTTAATCCAGTCGGCAGTACTGTTAGCGCTGTCTGTAACCATCGGCATCGCTGACGGATTTTCGCTGCCCTGATTAAGTATCTGTTTGCCGATGCTGACGGCATCAGCCCAGCGGCCATCTTTGATAGCGTTGAGCAGGTCGGCGATCATGTTCAGCATTTTGCTGAATTCGCCCATCTGGTCGATGAAGTTGCTGAAATCCCACTTCAGGGACCATGATTTGAGGTCAATATTGAGCAGTTTCGCCAGCGCTTTCACCAGGTCGTTAACGGTTGTTTTAAGGTCACGAACCATCTTCAGCGCGGCATCGACCTCCGGTTTCCACTTGCCCCAGTCAATCAGGCTGTCGCCGCCTTCCTTCCAGGTCTGATAGTCCTCCCACAGGAGGGCAATCCCCGCCGCCAGCGCGGTAATGAGGCCAATCGGCGACATCCAGAACGTACTGTTCAGAATGCGCAGCGCAATCGTCAGTGCGCCAAACAGCGAGATCAACTCCCGCGTTTGCTTATCCAGCGATTGCCACCAGGTGATAAGGCCTGATGTCCCCTCAATCAGTCTGAAGAACAGCCGCCCGATAATATCCCCGAGCGCCAGAATGCCTTTTATGGCTTTCGTCAGAGTCTGCTCGATGCGCGGGAAGTTGTCCAGGATATGGCGGCGCAGGGTGTCCAGCGACCCCGCAAGTCCACCCGCAAGATTAGAGCCGATTTTGTCACGGGCCATGCCTGCCATCGCGCTAAACTCACGCAGGGAGGTCATAAATTTGTTGGAGCTTCTGGCCGCCTCGTCAGCATTGAAGCCGATAGCTTTCGCCATTGCGCTGTACTGCCCGGAGAAACCACCCACACCCCGACGCATCGCCATAAGGGTATTTTCGTCAATGCCCAGCATCTGCGCATACTGGTTAGCCCGGTAATACGGCATGCCGCTGAGCTTCTGGCCTACACCTGTAAAAATAGCGGCCATGTCACGCATGTTACCGCTGGCATCCCGTGTCTGTACCCCCAGGCGATTCAGAAATCCCTCTGCACCGGGATTATTACGAATAAACCGGGAGAGGCTTTCCAGAGAAGATCGCGCAGCGTCCACGCTGCCGCCAACCTGCGAAACCGCATAGCCAATAGACTGAATTCCCTGGACTGTCGCTCCAGTGCGCTGTGACGCCCAGTAAAGATTATCCAGACCGGAGGCGATCTTAGCCGTGAAGGCCACCACGGACAGCGCGGCTCCTTCAACGGCCAGCCCCATTTTGATGACATTTGCAGTTGTACCGGCGAGGACAGAACCGAACTTTTTCGCTCCTGCATCATCCACACTGAAGCCAAGCGAGACGAGGAAATCTTTAATAGTTTCAGCGTTCATTATCCTCTCTCCATTTCTCAATGCGCCGCTGGTTATCCGCTTTTACCGCCAGATGGTCATTCAAAAGAGCAATATCGTACAAATCGACAGAGCCATCTTTAAGTGCTGTATAAGGAATTAACCCGGCGTCAACCGGATTGAGAAGGTAGGACAGCCCGTCCGGCAGGCTGTTAAACGTCAGCCCTGTTGCAGGCTCTGCGTCGTGCTGGTAAGGGGTGTAGGCAAAAAATTTCCCAGCGAATCGGCGACCACCCGCGCCACCAGCTGCAGCATGACCAGCAAGTCAATATCATCAAACATCAGTTCGCCCTGGGTAAATACCGGAACCCATCCGTCCATATGACGCCGCGATACCACCGCAAGACAGGGATGAATAATCGCATCGGTGTCATCTTCGGTCAGGGAAGACAGTTCCTCAGCGATACGCGGGAGCATGGTTTCAAACACCGGTTTTAACTGCTCGAATTTCACGGTGTCGATTTTGCCGTCAGCAGGCAAACGGGAGCGAATGCTCCCGAAATCTGACATCATTCCCGCCAGTACCGGAAGAAGTTTACGGGTCACTTTCAGCTGGTCAAAAACGCTGAGTTTTGCCGCGCGATATTTCACGCCTTTAATTTCGAATTCCATGTATTAAAACTCCCCGAGAACCTGGTCAATCTTGCCGCAGTCAAACACCCACGGCATCGTATTACCGGTTTTAGCGTTGGCGTTATCCGGTTGTTTCTGGAACGCAACACTGCGTGCCGTGATGATGTCGCCGCTGACCTTGTTGCGGATCACGATAACGTTATTCCCCCATGTGGCAGAAGACTGGCTCTGTGCGTTATACGCCAGCGACAATTTTTTATTTGTCGGTGATGTCTTCAGAAGGTTAACGGTAATCGTCCCGCTTTTATCTGCATGGAGGCTGTGCATCACTTCGCCATCAGCACCGATGGTCATGGTGTTTTTAGGACCGCCCATCGCAACCACAATCCCCTCCTCAGAACTTGCCGAACCGTACCCGAGGTCAATCGAACCGGTCGGCCTGGTCAGCGTCGCAGTGACATCCATAAAAGAATAGGTAGACATTCACTTCCCCTTAGCGAACAACGTTAATCTGTACGTCAGCGTAATGAACCGCGCCTGCAAGTTTTATTGCAGCCTGAATCACCGGAGCCTTACGGGCTTCACGTTCTGATTGTGCCTGTTCATCCAGCGGCTGGGCGTATACGTAATAACCTTTGGGCAGCGTGTCACCTGATGACAACTGGCCAAGGTCGCCCCCGTTCCATACGCCCGGAGCAATCAGTCCATTCTGAACGGCCTGATCCAGTGATTTTTCAACATTTGATAACAGTCGGGTAATACCGGCTTCAGTCTGGGGAACTTTCGTGGTGCTGGTATAAAGCAGGTTATAGAGGCTGGTCTGCACATAATTCTGTAACCAGTCCAGGCCGTGGCGTTCATCAAAGAAATCGCCGTTAGCCATCACTCCCTGCTGGAGGATAGCCGTATCATTCTGGTAGTACACGAACACATTGCAGTTTTTTGCATCAAGTGCCGATGCCTGGCTGACTGTCAGTGTTTCATACCCGACACCCGGCTCCTGCTTAAACTTGAGCGTAATCGCGGTATTACTGCCATTGAAATTAACCGTGAATGCCCGGCCAAATGCAGATAACGCAGCGTATTTATTACCCGATGAATACTGAATAAAACTGCGTGAATATCCGGCGGTTTTCAGTTTTGATGCCAAATCATCGCTGGATGCAGTCTGCAGGCATTTCTCATCGCTTGTCGTAATCGCCAGAATACGGCTTACAGAAGAGGATTCGATCGCCGCAGCCACTTTCAGCCAGTCTGCATCCGGAATATCTTCATCGTCTGCAATCCCCAGCCCATACCATGAAGTATAATCGAGCATGGCATTCACAGCCTGCTCCAGCGTCTCAGGCGTGGCCTGTTCGCTGTCTCCCTTCGTTTTCACCCAACGACCAACAAAAACCTCCTGAGGTTTCGGTGATTGTGAGAAAAACACCTGCGCAGCCTTATATTCTGGTGATTCCACGCCAAAATCTTTTCCAATATCTTCCGCGGCAGAATAACGGCGAATGCGCTCACTTACCGGAATGATTGTGGATGGGCCGAGAATGAGTAATGCACCAAAATTTCGCCCTGATGCTGCACGCGGCGACATGATCACATCAACATTAACAACGTTTGATACAGGCAAGCCCTGTGCCATAGCTTAATCTCCGAAAAAGATGACTGGTGCTTCCACCAGCGATTTAATACCGTACTCGCGCACAACCTTCCGGCGCAGGCGCACCGTCATATCGTAGCGGCGGACCCATTGCTGATTAATAAGTTCAGGGAAGGGAGTCAGACCTGTGTAATCGCCAAGAGACAGCCCCAGCGCATTCAGTGCTGCGTTGTTCTGCGGTACAGATATACCGTCACGAAACCGGGACGCATACACCATCCCCGCCGGACCATAAAACGAAGCCATACACTCAATCGTTTCATGCCGCCAGAGCTGAGAGCCATCATCGGTCTGTCTGGTGAATGCCGGACTGTCATCACCTGACCATCCGATAACCCCAAACGCACACCAGTTCGTTTCAGCCGGTAGCAATGGCGGCTGCTCTTTCTGCCAGCGCGGGCGAACCATCCCGGCAGACAGACCGGAAACGTTACGCATCCACTGGCTTAACAGCCTGTCGAGCGCTTCGTCATAATCCGGATCGCCACTGGTTGGTATTAACCATCCGCGCTCTGTACTGGTGTTATTGCTCAACCGGAGTTCCCCCATCAAACGGCAGTAACTCACAATGCGCCTGAACGAATCCGGCCCCATAAGCTGTATACGGGTCGACGAAGGTCACACGATAATCACGGCCCTGATACGTCACGATATCGGCATCACGGCCAGTCTGTCCCTGCGTCAGTCGCTCAGTCGTCACAATCAGAATTGCACCACTGATTACCTGCCCGGCCTGCATACGGCGGTTTTCCAGAGAGCGATCAACAGTTACGACTCCGGCAAACTGCTTTTTAACTTCGCTGTCGCTGCCGATCCCGTCCTCATCCACCGTTTGCACTCGGCGTGTTACCCACAAATTGAAGTTGCAAAAATCGGGGTCAAAAAGCACATCTGTTACATCAAGAGTCGGCATCTTTATCCCTCACAACATGGGTAATAGCTCTGCGATATTGCCCGGTATCAATTAATGGTTTCGCCAGTTCGGTTCCCGGAGATTCGCCAGCAGCACGCCGGGCAAGTTCCAGTGTTGCCCCCTTGCGCCCCCGACGAGCCCTGGCTTCAACAGTACTGTCAGCAAGCGGCGTAAAGCCGGTAATGGTCATGTAACGCCTGACGCCATTAGCGGCCAGCGTTCCGGCACGGTTGAGTGCGCTTTCTGCTCCCGCAGCATTACCATCAAGTGCAGCCTGCGCCGCGACTTTGAGCTGCGGCACCGTCTGCTCTTCTGCCGATTTAACGCCGGGGACCAGGTGAGGTCGTGGCGGGATGTTCTGCTCTGGTGAGCCGTATTCGTTGAGGTAACCGATGCCCGCATTACCAAACGGAACATCATCCCGCCCGCTGTCTTCCGAAGGGATGCCGACCAGCACATCTTTTTTGGTTAACGACCTGAGCGCATCCAGAATGGCCTTAGCGTTATCCACCCTCGTTGTTACACCGCTTTTGAAACTCATAGCTGGCGACCACCTGCACCGAACATCGTGATCAACTGATAAAATTCAGCGCCATATCGGGTGTTATTCCAGAAACCTGCATCAGGATTCAGCGTCGCGCTGGTGTCATAACTGACGCTTACCTTATCCACGGACTTTGAGGACTGAACACCATTGGTTGAACCGCCCGGCCCCCCAGCCAGCATCGCCCGGCTGTCTGCCGCCCAGAGCGTCATGTAGTGCGCAACGAACAACCCGGCAAAGTACGGAAACAACTTTTTGCCGGTGACGTTTTCGCTCAGCAGTTCATCGGCCAGATTCAGACGAAACTGGATTTGCGCTTCGGGATATTTGGCAGGGTCAGCAAACTGCGGGAAGTCGCGGCGAAAATCACTTACCGCTGGCAGACTTTGATTCTTTGGCATTTTTTACCTCGTTACGCGCGTCTGTGGCTTTGCCAACGGATACTTCCGCGTGCGCACGAGTGAACCAGTGCGTGGCAACGTCTTCCTCCACAGCATGACGGCCTTTAACAAACTCGCGCCGAGAACCGTCGGGAAGCGTGAGCACAAACGGGGTATGTACGTGTATTACTGCATCATTTTTTGCCATCGGGTCATCCTTAATGGCCCCACCAGGGGGCCATGTGGCTGTTAAATGCCATCAACGTACGAAATGGTTTCTTTGTACACTGGCTCGACTGCACCCAGCTTGCCGTAGTAAGTGACGATCTGATACAGACCGCGATACTGCACCGGCACGCTCTGAAGCGGAACCAGCGGGTAGCGGACGTATTTTTTATCGTTGGTGTACGCAACCATGCGATCCTTTTTCCCCACACCACGGCCTTTCAGCCATTTAACCGCGCGGATATTCAGCGGAACACCGTTCTGGTGATAGCTGATGGTGTTGGTCTGAAGATACGTCAACAGGGACTGGTTACCCGCAGATGAAACGATGATGCTGGACAACAGAGCAAACTGCTCAGGCGGGATCAGCAAATCACGCGGAACCACAGAGTAACCGGAAGCGGCCCACGCATCAGACAGCGCCTGGTTAATGCTTGCGCGGATTTCGTCCGGTGTTGAGGTTGCCCACGTTTTGGCAGCGTTGTTGACAGGCACGCCGTCCAGGGTAACAAGGCCTTTCAGGTTTAATGCGGAATCGCCAACATATACCTGTTCATCGTTATCCATCTGCCATTTCAGTTGCATACCGTCATACTTCTGCGTATCAATCGGGCGGCCGACCTGCTGAGCAGCCTGCAATTCTATGACCGTCCAGCCAAGTTCCATCCCCCACAGGTTCAGCGGGTTACCGGATTTGCCGATATCCACGTTCACGCCAGCAATAGCGGTTGAGTCTTTGCCTACCCAGTTTTTGCCATTCGGATTTGCACCAGTACCCGCAGCGGCGAAGCTGGTATTCGTCCAGCTGGAAATGTCATCTGCGATGGAGACATCTTCACGCAGTTGGATATCGCGGGTCCAGGTGTACCCCACCAGTGGCAGGTTCAGCGTCTGGTCGAGTCGTTCCAGCTCCCCGATGAGAAAGGCACCAGAGCTGTCAACGGTTGCCTGATCAAAAGTAATCATTCGTCTGTTCCTTAAATCTTCCAGGAAATTTCTGCATTGCCGTTAGCATCACCGGCACCTGTGAATTCAGCGTTGGTCAGCACCACGTTTTTGCCACTGACTGACGTGGCCATGAATCCACCCAGCGGCACTTTGATGGATTCATCAGTGGAGACGACAACGTATACCGGGTCGCCTTTTTTGATGGTGCTGGCATCAAAATCAGAACCGAGATTAACGGTCACGTAGCCACGCTTCATGGCGTCGCCCGGGAAGTTCTTGCCACTCCCCACCTGGCGAACCATGTCCGGCTGCGAAGTGGTCGGATAAGGGCGCACGTAGATCCCCTTCACCTTGTCTGCGGTATCACCATCTGCCAGCGGCACGAAAAAACCGTCATCATCGTATTTACCAGCCAGCCCATAGGCAGCAAAGGCGTTATCGGATTTAAGGACCACCGGTTCGACGGTTAAGTCCTGCGGGCGAGAGACAGCCCCGGCAATGCCAACAGGCATCCGGTACAGAAATACATTATTCATTTTTTACCCTTTACGGTTTGCCCAGAATTCAGCGTTTTGTTTGTTCAGGGAAGCGATACTGGTCATGCCCATATTTGGGCGCTGTGCATCGCCGGTGGTGGCGCGGGTGTTTCGCCCTTTGGCAATCTCAGACACGGCATTAAACGCCATGTCGACTGATTGTTTCGGCAATTTGCGGATATCCGCATCACCGACTATCTGGCGAACCAGCGTTTTGTCAGCAGAAGCCAGAACCTCACGTTTGAACGCGGTCGGTTTCATCTTACGGCTCAGATCAATACCCGGAACGATAACTTCGGCACGCCAGGCTGAGTCACCAGTAATCGTGGTTTCCTCTTCATCGTCCTCGCCGTCACCGGTCGGATTATCGTCAGGCTTATTGTCGTTATCGCCCGTCGCATTTCCTTCCAGCTTAGCCAGCAGGGCTTTCAGTAATGTTTTGAGGTCATCATCACTGTCGCCCGTTGGACCTCCGCCCATCTCTGGTGCTTTGTCCGGTAGCGGTTGCTGCGGGGACAGGTTGATGTTGAGATTAACGCCCTGCGGCAAATCCCCCTCATCTCCTGTAACCGATGCGGGAGCCGACTCCACCAGTTCGTTCATGGTGTCGGCATCTCCTGTCTTGATGGCTGCACGCATGCGGTTCCACCAGTTTTTCTTTTGATTTGCCATTGTGTCTCTGTCTCCAATTGCACAACGATTTCCGGCTCTGCCTTTGGGGACAAGAGCCACATGGTTTCCGGTAATATCGACCTGCTCGGCTTTACCTGGCTCGGTCTGCTCGTACTCCGCGTCATAGCCGCACGATACTTCACGCAGGCCATCTTCGATAAGCTGAATGGCGTTTTCGTCTTTGACGATAAGGTCAGCCAGCATCAAATCAGACTGCTCACCCGTCCCGCGCCGGACATTCTGGAGGTGACCGACAGCAAGCTCTTTCCAGTTCTCGGGATTTACCAGCCGCACATTCCCGTTTTCATCTTCAGGATGCAGGATCGTGATGCTCATCCCTTCGAATGAGGCGAGCGTGGCCGGATGGAATACCTGCTCAGGAGAACGCGTTACGACTATCTCACCGAGCTTGTCGGGTTTGAGGTTTGGCAGATCGGCAGCGCCGTAGAGCTGCTTACCCGTTCGACCTATCGGCACGTCTTTGCACAGCAGCGAGCCGTCAGCCAGCTGATAGCGGGTTTCCCCCAGCCGGGTATTGAAAAAATATTTCATGGTTTACCTGCGATTCAGGCGAGATAAGAATGAGGGTTGGGAAAAACGATTTCTTTATAACAGCGACAATTCGGGAGCTCGCCAGCGTGACCGGTCATGCCATCAAGCGTTGGAGGTTTGCCCCATTCGACAAACTTACCTTCCATCTCCCGATGAGAATGCCGGACGTCGCCATCTTCGGCTGTACGCCAGATATAACCATTCGAGCCGATTGACAGCGCACGCGCCTGATCCAGTGCGCCGGTTGCACGTCCAAGCTCGGTACGGGCGATAAGGTTCGCTCGTGAGCGTGACACGTCACCGGACGCTGCTATCTCTTTCGCGAATGGTTCAGCGCGGCCACCAGACACAACGGCCTCGATGGCCTTGTTCTGAATGTCATACACCCGATCGGCGGCCTCAAGAGGCAGTGACTTGATGTACTTAATTTGCTCGGCGACGATGGATTTCATCACCTGGCCTACCGGGGCGCGGTCGACCATGTTGCGCAGCTCTGCGCTGATGTTCCGGCTGTGCTGACGCCACTGCTTTTCATTCTGGCGTGCAATGTCGGCGGTAAAGTTCTCAGCAACCTTCGTCGCCCAGGGGGTGATGATTTCGCTGTAGCGCTCCAGCGCATCCATTATTTCGGTGACACTGTCATTTGAACCATCGTAGCGACCATTTACGATATCCCCGACCGCCCGCGCTATCTGCCGTAGGCTCGTTCGATATCGGATCTCCGCCTGGCGACTCTGGCGGTTTGTCGCCAAGTTCGCTGATGCCTGGCGGCGCTTCGTCTTCGGCATTCTCTATGTCCTCGTCGGTAATGGACGCCCCGATGCCGGTTACGTCAGAATTTTCGCGCAAATCAGTCATAGCGGCTTTCAGTGTCATCAGACCATCACCCAGCGCTGTACTGATTGCGTTGGTAGTGTTTAACGCCACCGTTGAGCGATCGACATCAGACATTTGCCAGAGCGGGTTAAACTCAAACGTGAAATCGTCCGGCAGCGGCTTGCCAAGCTCCGAACGATGCATGATGTCCAGTATCCGCCGCACCGGAAGACGTAAACGCCTCTCCTGCAACGAGCTTACCCGGTCGTAATAGTTGGCAAGGTCTGCATCGCCGGTAGAAAATCCCTTCGGGGACTGTCCGAACAACCGCACCAGTGGGATACCAACGGCACCGCTGATCTGCTCAGCGAACTGCGAAAGAATGTCATCCAGACCGCTGAAGCTGTACTGGTGGGTTTCGAACTTATCCCGCGAGTCCATGAGCGTCATGCCTTCATTGCTCTGGAACTGGCGGATCAGGTCGATGTTCTTCAGCAGCGCTTCATACGCAGGACCACCAAGTGCGATAAGCTCGCGTAGCTTCTCCACGCTGTAGGTACGCAAATGCGCTTTGTAGACCAGCTGCGCCGCGCCGACAGTAGCGCTGTCGAACGCGGTAAGACGATCCCAGATACGCTCTACAACCGACATTCCCCATTCGTTCTCGGTCATCTTCTGCTGGAATGGCAGCGTCACCCCGTCGAAGCGAATCAGGCGGCTGTGATGGATGCGCCAGGCTGGAATGCCCGTGGCAGTGGTCACCACGTCGTAAAACTCAGGTTTGCCGAGATCCGGCCCCATCTCTTTAATGCGGCGGGTCAGGACTGGGTTAATCATCCAGCGGTCGAGCGGGAGAATGCCCTTAAACTTGCCTTCTCCAATGGTTTCGAGCCGCAGCGGGGTCATTGGTGCCTGCCCCTCGATCATGATGAAGCCGACCGCGCCGCCGTAGAGGCGCGACCATTTCAGCACGTCGTTCAGCGCATCCCAGATCTGCAACTCATCCAGCTGCGCTTCCAGGGTGCCACGGTCTTTGGCGTCAATCTCCGAAGTGATGCGAATGCCTTTCCGGGTCATATCGTCCGGGATAGCGTCGACCGCTTCGCCGATGATCCAGGACGAACGATAGGACCATTCCACCAGCATGCGGTTGCGGCTGGTGAAGTTAGCCCGGTAGGTCGATGCTGAGTGCTGGTTAGGCGTCTGTATCCCTACGCGGGCAATAAAATTCTCATAACCATCAGCTGTGGCCTGCGCAGTTCGCCGCAGGGCTTGTTTGTTTCGTGCCATCAGGCCTGTCTCCCTAGCAGCTCCCAGATGTTCAGGGCTGAATTCATTGGGGCATAGTTGATCATCACCGAGTCGGCAAGGTTTGGCGATCGGGTTCCATCAGGCTGTTTATCAATAACGATTTTTCCCACACCATTAATGGAATAGGTCGGCTGCGAAAGCTCGATGATGAGTTTATCTTTGAGTGCCATGCTACTGCTGATTGAGATGATTTCGTCCGGGTTGTAAGCCATACCTTCAACCACGGCGCGCCAGGTATTCTGAAAAAGTTTACGTAACCGCCACCAGCTCTGGGCTTTGGCGTTAGCGAAGAAGTCCTTGTTCAGACGTGCGGCTTGCCCGTTGTCCCCGCGAACAGCTTCATCATCCGGATCAAATACCGCGCCACTACCTCGAAACGGTGTGGCAAGTATTGACGGTCGACGCGCAGCGTTACGCAGTTCGTTGATAGCGCGTGCATCGCCGCGAACGCCAGCGCCCAGCCCGTCCTCGTCAAAGCGAAACTCTTCGAGGTTGTCCTGTTCGCAAAAGCCGAAAACCTTCTCGACGGACTGATAAATGTCGCTGCCCACACCGGACCATTCCCGCACATTTTCCAGGAGGAAGCCATGACGGGTGGAAAAGGCATTTTTGTCCCTGCCTTCGTCGGCGACATCCATCGCGCCAAGTCGTTTGCCTGTTGGCTGGATACCCAGTTTGATATGCGCATCAACGGCAGCCTGTACCCATTCGGATGGAATCAGAACGCCTTCCGCTGATGCGCTGTAGTTCAGATCAAGTTCCTGTGCCACCACCACCGGATTATCGATTTTCTCGCATTCCCTGCGATACCACTCTTCATCCTTGCGAGGATCATCCCGCCAGTGGAATGTGAATACCGGTATCTTCCCGCCATGACGCTTCTGAGCGAACGGGTTAGCCATGCCGTTAACTGAACTCAGGTCGATACGGCAACGCGTCGTTTGTGACAACGCCGCATCAATCAGCAGAGGACGCTGAAGGAATGCAGCCTCATCAACCAGATAAAGCGTGGTACGGTCACCACGACCAATATTATCGCCAGCCTCGCCTTTGATAACGGCACCAGTTTCAGGAAACTCAACACGCATATATGGCGCGTGCTTCTTCTCGCTCCACGAACCGCGAAACTCTACAGGTAGCGTTTCCACGAACTTGCGTGCCTTCCAGAACAATGCTTTCGGGTCACCAGTGCTGTCGACGTATTCCTCTTTACGGGAGCCGAAACCGATAACCATTTCTTTGTTGAAGAGACAAAGCGAGCAGGCCAGTCCGATCGCGGTCCAACTGAGCCCCATTTCACGGGATTTTTCGGTAATACCATTCTCCCGATTGCCCCAGCGTTCCATAATCCAGTGGATCCACTCCTCCTGCTTAGGGAAGAGTAAAAACGGAATGGTCACCGGCAGGCCATAATCAATATTACGCGGGTCCGTTGTCATGCCCCAGTCGATGATGAACTGAGCCGGATTGGTTCGGTAAAACTGCTTCAATACGGGCAATATTTCAGGATTCTGGCGAATGCGCTGTAGGCGTTCCATCCGCCATTCAAAAACCATCTGGTAATCAGGATGTTTAAAATCGAAGGGGAATGGTAACGGCATACTTAGCCCATCATTTTTCTATACGCCTCTGCAGCCTGCTCCGGCGTTAAGTTGGTAATTTCTGTTCTGACTGGTCCTCCATCAGCGCCAGTCACTTCATTTTTGACGTTGTCTTTAAACGCCTGAACAGAAACATGACGCCCAAGCAACTCAAGGTTTTTAACCTTATCAGGCCATTTGATTTTCTTCAGAAGTGCGGCGCTATCTGCGGATACCATCTCCACGACATCCATTCCTGATAGCGTTGTGCGCCATACCTTAGGCCAGTCTTTAATGGGCTTTAGCTCACCGTTTTGCAGGAGAATGTCGAGCACATCCATCTGGTCGATTTCAATAAGGCGATTAAGTACATATTCTGCATTAATACCAACAAGATCATTGCGTTGCGCTTTCAGTTCAGCGATTCTGAATTGTATGTCAGGTTTTGACAGGTTTTCGGATGCGGTACGGTTAGCTGTCTTTGCGCTGTACCCCGCCCGAATAGCCGCTTGCGTGGCGTTTAAATCGATGAGGTACTCGCGACAGAACATTTCTTGCTTGTCGGTGAGTGCCATTACTTTTCCTAACACTGAGGTAATTTATTCTTGGACAGTTACTACATAACTATCAATGCAATACAAATCATGCTTGCGAAGAGCAATGGTTTTTACTTGATCGCCTGGTCTAATCAAAACCGCACAGCAAGCTCGAAAGAAGAGCTTGCTCGTATTTTGGCGTCAGAATTTAGTATCACTAATCTCGAAGCTACCAACTACGTTGCCGATCTGAACTAACTTTTTTGTGGCCATCAAATCGGAACTGCTGTAGTTGATGGCCAATCATTCCTGCTAGCTAATTCGTTACTCTGTTGTTTATTCTGCTGGTTTTTCTGTCTACTCTGCAGGTATCTTCAACGACTCATTCCAAATGGTCAGGTGGTTATTGTGCGCTGAGATGCGCGTTGAAATTCAGATGTGAAAAAAGCCCCGCATCGCGAGGTTCATTAAATGGACTTTGTGATTTGCAAAAAAATTATTTCAGGCATTGCGTCCTGATGTATTCCTGCAGGTAGTTAACCTGCGCGGTTATCTTGTCGATTCCACTTCGGAGACGGTAATAATTGAGTTCAGCATCTGCTGTAAGTCCTGGGCTTTCTCCATCGCCCATGCCGCTGGCTCCGGTCGTTGACTTTGCACAGGTGGCGGCGACTTGCAGGCGCTTACGCCCAGCAGAAACATCAGCACGAATACTTTCGATAGTCGCGTTAGCATCAGCAAGCTCCTTTGTGTATCTGGCGTCGAGTTCTGCTACATCACGTTGACGCTTCTGCATGTCAGCGATGATGTATGTGGCTTTATCGCGCTGCTCTTTGTAGGCGATGGCGTTATCACGGTAATGATTAACAGCCCATGACAGGCAGACGATGATGCAGATAACCAGAGCGGAGATAATCGCGGTTAACCTGCTCATTGCTGCCCCCACAAACAGACTTCACGCTCAATCTCACGGCGAGTCATCAGCCCTTTCCATTGCTTACCGCCAGCGTATGTCCAGCG